GTTCACAAGTGGGATGAGGATCAGGTTGAGTTTAGAGGTCAGATCATCAATGTTTAAAGGATTTTTATGTATACAGTAGAAATTGAGTTGGGTTGGGAAGAGACTATCACCATCAAGACAGACGACTTCAACAAAGTTGCTATGTTGCAAGCGTATATAGCAGAACAAGAAGAGTGCGGCTGGACTGAAGAAGACGAAGAAGACATCGAATTGATGTCATTCACCGATACTGAAGGTGTGACTTGGTACTATGACGAAGACGAAGACGAGTGGCTTGAGTTAGAAGAAGAAGAAGACGAAGATCAAGAGTAAAGCAACTGGCTCACATCTGACAAGATTTCTTTAATACTGGCTATTGTTTGTGTTTCAGAAACATCGTGTTTAGTATGTGAGCGCATTGCCTCATTGATGTCTAGCAGGGCTGTCCACACATCATGTGCGTGGATGGCCTGTTTTGCTTCTATGGCATCCTCAAATTCGATAGTTATTTTCATTTTTCCTCCGATAACATAAAGATTGCAACAGCAGTAGCAATGACTCCTACTGCCCCGAACATAATTAAAAACACTACCCACAAAACTGTTTCTAACATAGTATTTCCTTTTTAACATTGAGAGTGTTAATGTGCATTTTTTACGTTAAATGACCCGATCAGAGCATTTTTTATCACTTATGAGTGTTTTTGTGCATTTATAACCCTATCGGGATATTTTTACTCATCGGAAGGTTTCACTTCCACAGGCCAACACCTGACCGCCCATGATTCACCATATTCCTTAATTGTCAGAAGTGGATAGCCTTTTCTGACAATCCACTCACTCATCTGACCATCGGTGTTTGGGTCGTATATGGCAGGGAAACCATACTTCCATCCCTCTGGTGGATCAACCCATATCATGTTTGATTGCATACTTAAATCCTCCGACTTGATATTTAAATCATTGTTAGCCAAAGCGGTCATGTTGAACCATTTAGGTTGATTTTGTTCATTATGCTGAACATTGTTGCGTTTTCGCCACAGGCTCACAGGATGATCCACTCACGCTCTTGTCTACCAGAATTGGATGCAACTGTCTTACCAGTTAGCCCAATCATTCCTAGTTTCTGCATCTCTGGCAGTCTGCGCCATACTTGGTCATTTCTCAGACCAGTTTGCTTTGCTATTCCATCCTTACCTAGTGGCCCAAACCGCTTTAAACAAGCGTGAATGACCTCCATGTGGGCTGGTGCTACATTGGTGACGCTTTCAGCCGCCATGTGGCTTGTTAATGGATCAATGATCCTTGCTCTGACGAATGACTGTGAACCAAAGAACTTCTCTACTCCACCTTCAAACCATGTTTTGTCTAATATACTCATTTGTGAATCCCTATTAAAACTCATTTGTGAACTCCTGTTGAATTGAATGTTAGTTGGAGGGTCGGTTGATTCCGATATGCCCTCCGTCATACTTGGAATGTCTACTTGTAAAAAGAACTCCATCTGCCGCAAGTAAACGTCTTAATCAGTCACATCAACCACGCTAGATTAAGGCTACAACTCCAATGGCAGATTAAAACGGGATGTCCTCAGAATCACGGCCTTCTTTTGTCGTTCCGCCTTGACCATAAGGCACTTTACCTGCTGGTGGCTGTGCATCCCGTGGAGATACTGCCAAGCCCATAAACTTGCCTGTTTTGCCTTCTTTTATCCAAGCAGATAGCCAATACTCGTTGCCATCTACCATGATGTTTCCTTTGTAATCAGGGTGTTTTTCATTTTCTTTCTTGTCGTTCTTAAAAAGAACACCGCTGTTATCACGTTTTTCCATATTAACCTTTCAAAGTATTTAACTTATTAACTTTGTCATCGAGTTCAGCCAAGAACTTGATAACCTCTTTCTCCAGCGTTGCAATAAAGGCATCATCACGCTCAAAACGCTTGATAACTAGTTGCAATTCTGCGGGAAATCTTGGGTCAAATGAACATAGGTCTGTCCATTTAGCCCCTGTGCAGGCCATCTGCCAATTTACTTGCACTTTATACTGATCGTCAATGCCGCCCAAAATGCTTTCCAAGTGCGTATGCGACATTGGGGCTTTTAGTTCAACCAAGCCCTCTCCAACAATCCCGTCTGGAGATGCGCCTGATTGCTCAATCGTAGGATGGTTAACAAACGCTACCTCGTCAACCAATACGCCCATCTTGGACTCATAAGCGGCTCTAGCAAAAGGTTCTTGCTCAGTTCCCCAGGCCATTGCATCGTTGCTATACGACTCTGCTACTGAGTTTGTCAAGCGTTCCAACAACAACTGCGTCATGTATTTGTCTCTGCTTGTTGAATAGCCTGACTTAGTGGTGGCAACAATGTCTTTTACTCGACTAGCAGTAACTTTGCCCAGACGCAACATCTTCCATTCGTCTGTGCCTTGTACGATTTCTTCACTCATTCTGATCTCGCTTTCATCATTGCATCTGCCATTGTGTAAGCCGCATTAGAAGCAACAATTTCAGAATCATTATCTAAATCTAAAACATATATGCCATTTGCATATTGATCTGCCAAGATTGCTTGCATAGCCTTAGCCGCAAAGTAATCACGCAATGTCATGCCTGTTTTATCCTCACCAAAAGCCTCAAGGCCTATTGGAAATGCTGGTATATCTTTCATTTCAACTCCTTTTTCTTGGCATCCTTGGCGGCAATCATTTTGGTCTGCCATGCCTTGTTTCCATCACAATCCGCAAATGCCCTGATGTAAATATCCTTGAGATCATCAACTGTGGTGGTGGCTTCAATGGCGGCAATGTAGTCAAGCATCTTTCCTTGATCTGGAGTGCCTTCTTCTTCAACTTCTTTAGAGCCTGTTGTGGCATCTAGTTGATCATGTTCCAAAAGGTGTAAAACTTGTGTCCAAAGGTAGCGAGAAATGTAGGTCTGTACAGCACCAAGGCATTGCACAGGGTGGCAACCTTTTAGGTTAGCCTCTGACATTGGGCTAGAGAAAAGAATCTTGTCTTCAGGCTTTTCTGTATTGACAACTTCCATAATGGCTTGATCAATACCAAATCGGATGATTGATGTAAGACCTACTTCATGGAAAATTTCAAGTGCTGGCAACACAAAGTCACCTAGTTCAAAGTAGTAATACCCTGCGAACTTGTTGTAACCTGTTTTCTTGAGGGCTTTCTTGTGGAACTTGGCTCTCGCCTCGTTTAGTTTTTGATATACATTCATTTTGAGTAACTCCTATTAGATTGACTCTGTTTAACTTGCTCTTGACCTATCCAGTGGCTTAACGAAATCAGGTTTGAAATGATTATGTTTATCTCTGAATAGAACCCAGTATATTGCTTATTCAAGCACATTTCACCTAGGGTTTTCACCGATCTTTCGATGTTCATTAGGCTTGTCGAATAATCATTGAGCATCGTATAACCTCTTTGCAATTTCCATCTGAAACTCATGCTCAAAGTTCTCTAATGGAATGAAAGCATTGTCTGGACAACATTGCGGCTCATCAAACTTCTTTCTTGCAAAGCAGTGCATACAGAAAGTAGCCTGTGAATGGCTATCCAAGATTTCTTCAAATGTTTGTTTAACTCTCATAGTGTCCCCAATACTTTGTGTATTTCTGCAATCATTTCGTTCTTGATTCGCAACTGCAATTCATGTTCGGCAAGGATGCGATGTAACTCTACTATCTCTGCTTTGAGATGTTCTGCCTCAGTCTGATACATGACTACATTGACTGCCAGTTCGTCTTCATAATCTAGTTCGTGGAAGGCTTTATTTAACTTTTCTTGATCCGTCATTTTTCACTCCCTTATTCGGATTGTGTCAACTATTGTTTGGGCTTTAGCATGGTCATCGATCATGCCAAATACGATGGAACAAACGATGTCTCGCTCGTTCTCTACGCCCATATCGAAGGCGTTTGACATAGCGGTGACTGTGTTCTCCTCGACTGCCGCCATGCGTAAGAAACTAACCATTTCATGCTTAGTCATTTGAATTTGCTTTCTGGTCATCTTGTCTCAGTTCTTTAAATTTATGTTCCGTCATACAGAACCCTCCCAATCTTTTCGCCATGCTGTTGTGATGTCGAGCATCTCGTCTGTCGCTTTGTTCTCGCATCGGTTGTAGTGTCTTTTGCTGATGTCGTAAGTGATGGGCTTGTCTTGCTCATCAAATACTGCAAAGTCAATCTCATAGTCATCTGAGTGGTCAGCGTCTAACTCATCGCCTGGGGTCAGTATGTCAAAGCATACTAAGCACTCGCCTATGCCCTCAAGGTAGACGCATATCTGATGTTTGAAATCACTTATTTTTACTGTCATATTCACTCCTGTTTTAGTAACCCACTTGTTGTGGTGCATGAATTGTCAATGAAAATAAATGTTTGAATACTAGGACAAACCCTAGGTTGACAAAATAAATTATTGTGTAGGATGACTTGACAACTTAAAGGAAATCACATGATTTTAAAAGCGCAACACAGACAACTTCTCTCAAGACTTGAATACAAGTCATCATCACTAAAGTCTTTCACACACGGGGACAACGGCGTAGGTAATGTCAGCGTTCACTATGAAAACTACCTGAATGACTTGCAGAACTTTGGCTATGTTGTGTCTGTCGATGACGTATGGCATATCACGGGCTTTGGTTTGGCGGCCTTACAAGAGAAAAAAGTCGTGGCTAGTCCTACCAAAATTAGAAACGGCACAACGACTGAATTCTATGATGGAAAAGAGTTAAAGCAGACTTGTGCAAGGATAGGTGCATACGATTTTCTGAAATATCCTAGTAAATTTGGAGATCATTTGCGCTACCCACGAATTTATCTATAATGGTTTGAAACGAGGCTAGATGTGGATTGATCCCCGCATCGAAAAGGGTTACACCTTCCCCTGCCTATGTTTCTTCTAAAGGTGCTTTAAAAAGTGAAAA